GCGTAATAAACGTTTGTGGCAGTATTAGATCCTGGATTTAAATGAGGAGGAAAATCAGGAAGCCATTCTCCAAAAGGTACTTGCATCTATACTCCTACTTTTTTTAATGCTTTTTTATGTGCTTTAGTAAAACTAACTCCTGACATCATATCTTTAACCATTTGGTTCATGTGTTTTTTTGTATGATGAGAAGAATGTTTTTTTAACATTTGTTTTTGTTTTTTATTTATCATTAATAATTATCCGTTATTATTATTTGTTGGAAGATAGTTTTCAGAAAAAGCAGCTTGAACTGTAACGTCTCCCCTTATTTGTAAAGGAGAACCACTAAACTGATCTTCTCTGTCATTTCTTTCTAATCTTTCTAAAGCAGTAGTATATAATTGTTGCCATTGTTGTACTCTTTGAGGGTCTATTCCACCTAAGAAATTAGAAGCATGATACAATGAACCATATAAATAAATAGATGGATGATTTGTTAAAATATAATTAGTTGTATTAGAATCTGATAAAGCGGAAAATTGTTGGTAATAATTAAGTACGGCAGAATAATTGGAATCAGGACTAGGTGAAAATCTAAATGTATCTCCAAGTATAGTATAAACTTTTGGCATACCACTTGTATTAGTTCCTCTTATTTGATCCATTTGTGGTGGAGTCATATAAGTCATAGCATATTTTTGACTACCTGAAAGAATATAAAAATCTCTAACTTGTAAGAAATCAGATGGTAAATCAGTAGTCTCTGTGCCTGATGTAAGAGTTAAAGTAGATTGTGCTATTTGTTTTCTAATTCTTAACTTAGAATTAAAATCTTTTTCAGCAAGAACTATAAAATCATTAGCTATCTCAGTTGTTAAATCTGATCGGTTTAACCAATTAGCTAAAGATGATTGTAATTCTGAATAATTTGCTAAAGCCATTAAATTTTTCCTTGTGATGTTCTAAAATATTTAAACTCACTACTATTTAGTTTAAGTTTAAGTATTTTACTTTGTGTTTCTTTTGGTAACTTCCACCAATTACCTTTTGTAGAAGGATCAAATTCTGAAGCCCAAACTTGTAAAGCTCCCAAAGGAATTGAAGCCACTCTTTTTAAATCTCTTGATTTAGAGTACCCATCATTAAAATTTAATAATTCCTTATTATGTTTTAAATGTGAATCAATATTTGTTTCTTCTTTAACAATTACTTTTTCTTCTTTTTCGTCTAAATTATAAGTAGTTGTTTGTAATCCGTCCTTAACAATATCCTTCATCCTTGACCTTTATTTTTTTTTCTACTTGTTGTTCTTTTATTAAAACTTTTAGCATGACGACTAGGTCTTTTTCTTGGTTTGTTTTTAACATAAACACTTACACCATATAAGCCTTTTTTTTTAGCCATTAGCCACTTAGTTCAGTAATAGAAATTTCAGCAGTTCCAATATAAGCAACTTTTTCACCTGGAGTAACTTTAAAAATTTCAGGTTGATCAGCAGGTATAAAGATTGTTGAAGAACCAGCGGTAGCTACAGCAGTTGGGTTTATTCCAAATAAAATATAAACATCAGCAGTAGCTGCTATTCTTACATATTGAGTTTGTGATCCAAAAGCAGCAGATTGTGCGCTTGTTCCTCCACTTGTTTTTCCTTGTTGTGTCGTAGGTCTTAGTCCGTAATTAAAACTCATTTTTTTCTCCTTGTTTATTTATGGGGGAACTTCCGCTAGGCATGAACCCCCAATTAATTATTATCTTCTTATAACAAATGTTACAAGAACCTTCTTAGTTCCAGTAGAAGCACCATTAGTTATCATTTCAATAGTACCATCTTCTGAAACTACGTTTAAAGCAGTCGGAGCAGATGAATCTACAGTACCAGCAGCTGAACCTGAGTGAGCAATTGTAATTCCTGAACCTGTCATAACAGTTCCACCAATTTCAAAAGTAAGTCCAGCATTTACACTTGTTATCGCACCTTGTAGAGCAGTTATAATTTTTATAACTTTTCCACCATCAGGTATTGCTACAAATGTAGATGAAGCTGTACTAACATCTTCAATTTCAGCTGTTAAAAAGTAATCGTTTAATGTTCTCATTTTTTTTCCTTTGTTTTGTCGTTCCGTCTATAATCTTATTAAGACTTCAACTTGATTAAGTGAGGAGGTGTAGTTTTTTTTAAGATTACACCTCCAACACAATTATATTGCTTATGAAGTAGTTAAATCTGTAACCAATCCACTTGCAGCTTCGTTTCTTGACTCAAGAGTGTACTCAACTACCATGAATCTCTGATCTGCATCAGCAGTTTGAGCAGGATTCTGTAGAGAGAAGTCTCTTAAGAAAGATACTGAGAACATATCCATCTCTAATACTAGAGCGTCTTGTCCTATTTTAGCAGCAGTTCCATTAGCACCTCTAATGAATCTATTGGGAGCTACTTGCATAGTTCCGAAATCTGATTCATAAACATCAATAGAAGTTATTAATCTTCTATCTTCAGCTGCATCAAATCTAGTAGATCCACCAGTAAATCCTGATAGTGCTTGTTTGTTAAAAGCATTTACCATTATCATATTTGGGTTTCCACCTGAATTGAAACAATCAACTAGAACATCTTTTAAAAGAGTTTCTGTGAAAGCTCTTTGTGTTCCATCAGTTCTGATAGCACCGCCACCAGCACCTGATCCACCTGCACCAGCAGATACGTTAGTTGAAATCCATGTTTGAACTCCACCTAATTTTCTTGTTGGAGCACCAGAATTACCAGCTGCAGCAGCTACGTTAGATAAAAGAGCAGTTTCCATATCTCTTTTTAATTCTTTTGCAGATTTTGCTACTTGATAAGCTAATTCAGAATTTCTACCAGCAGCTACAGTTGCTTCGTTTGTTCCTGATAACTGAACAGACTTAGAACTGATCTGAGTGTAGTTTCCTAATTTAACTGTTGGGTCAATTGTAGGGTACGTTATTGTTGCACCTTCGGCTTGAGCATTTGCTGCTACTGCAGATAAAGCATCTGTTTGCCATTGGTGTAGTGTGTTTGTCGCTTTTGTTTTACCAACGCCTGACATAAAAGGAGTTTCTGTAGGTGATATATTGTAAATAATATCAGCTAAGTCTTCTCTTATACCAACTGTTGTATATGTTGCGTATGTTGCCATGTTATTTTCTCCGTTAGGTTATTAGTTTATAAATAACGCAATAACAAATCGGTTGCGTCTTTAGTGCTTCCTGATTTCTTAAGCGTCTTAATTTTACCCAACCTTGCTTGACTATTCTCATCTGCTTTTGTTGCCTTAACGCCTGATCTTACAACTCTTGATGGCTTCTCTCTCTTGTTAACTAAGGTTGGTTTCAACCTTTTGTTATCTTGAAATTTCATTCCATCAACGATCACATCAAACATTCTTGAATCATAAACTTCAGAAACGTCTCTATTAGAGAAACCTTTTTTAAGTAAATAATTTACCATGTTTGTTCTTAAAGAATTTCCTTTTACAGGATCAGACAAATCAGGAAACTTTACAGCTACCTTTTTTTGTTCTTCCTTTAAGACTTCCTGAAACTGAGCTTGTTGATGATTTCGTAATTTTGTCTGAGCTTGAGAAAGTGTTTCTCTCCGTCTTCTAATTTTACGATCTATCCTAGCTGCTTCAGTTGGATCTTCTTCCCAAAGTGCATCTAATTCTTTTGCATTTAGGTCGTTGTTCACTTCTGCATTCAAAGTCAACGTAAGCGAATTTAAATCTTCTAGCTTAGTTGTGTATTGTTTTGCTAGACGATCTTTTTCAGTTAAAATATCTCTTTTCTCTTGAGCTACTTCTTCTGTTTTTCGTCTGTAATCTGCATCTTTCTGATAACCTGCTTTTAATTCTTCAAGGTCAACTTCAATCACTTCACCATTAATTTTTACTTGGTGGTAATCGGTTGTTTGTTCTTCAATAGCATTTTCTTCTGATACGTCTTCTTCATCTATAGATTCTTGAACTTTATCTTCAAGATTATCTTCAGGTTTTTGTTTTACCTCTTGAGTATCTTCAGTTGCTTTCGCTTCTTCAGGTTCTTTTGGTTCAACTGGTGCTGCTTCCTTTTGAGGTTTGATAGTTGCCGTTTTAGGGTCTAGTAATCCCTCAATGGATTTTGCCGCACTTGTTACCGCTTCATTTTTAAGCAGTGGGTTTTCATTTGACATTTAGTCTCCTGTTTGAGTTTAAGCTCCTAGATATTAGGTTGGCTTATTCTAACTTGTGGTTAGAATTTTTGTTCTTTTTGAGATTGTCGGAAAACATCTAATTGCTTTTCAGCTAATTTTCCTGTCTCAAGAATACTTTGTAAATGTTGTTCAACTTTACCAACAACATTATAAGCGATCCAAAGTTTTTCCCTTGTATCACTCTCTTTAGCACCTGTTTTTTCTAAAAGTGCTTCAGAATAAATTTTTTTAAGAGTAGAAATAGACTCTTGAAAAAGTTTATCCTCTAGAATCTGTTTCGCCTGGCTTGATCTGTTGATTTCCAACGACCTCTGTGCCTGGTCTTTCGTTTCCATTTAATCCTTGTACTTGTTTACCCAGTATACTAGCAGATTTTTGTGCCTGTTCAAGCATTTTACTTCCACCAGCTAACATTACTTTATCTAAATCAGCATCTGCTTTAATTTTTGCAGTATCTAGCTGAGTATTATATTTTAAACTAATATCTTTTATCTTAGCTTCAAAATCTAACATCATTTCTTTATTTCTTTGATCTAATTCTTTGTATTGTAATTCAAGATCAGCAATTTTTCTTTTTTCTTCACTAGCAATCCTAGTAAATTCAATTTTTTCAATAGGAGTTAAAGGTGGTGGAGCAGGTGGAGCCATCATTTGTTTACCTACATCAGGATTGACAAAGTATGCGTCAACATTTTTAAGTCCTGAGTTTTCTACTATCTTAGATAATGTATTATATATATTTTTAAGATTAACCATTGGCATTTCTTTTCCACCTTGAAGTTGGAACGCCTGTAATTGTCTTTCTAAAATACCATTTAACATAACTTGTTGTTGTTCTGTAGAGCCACTACCTAAACCAACAGTTACAGTAATATTAAATTTGTCTTTCCATTCAGTTGGTTTGATTGGAATATATCTATTGTTAAGTTTAATAATTTGTTCTTTGTCTTGATACTTAACCATAAGCTCAAAAATTTTATTAAATAAATCTTTAACACCAGTTTCGGCAAATACTCTTGCTACTAATTCTGATCTCATTTGAGTTTGAGTCATTAAAGCATTTACGCCTGTAGCAGTTTTTGCGTTTAATGTATTTGGATCTAAACCTTGTGCTTGTTTTGAAACTCCACTTCTTACTTCTCTGACAGAATCTAAATAAGATAATAATGGAAATGCTTGTTGAGAAATAGGTTGAGCTTGTAATGGTTGCATAACTTGGTTAGGTGGTTGTTTAGTTCTTACAACACCTCCAGGTCTAGTCGTTAATAAGTCATCCATATTAACCATTCCATCCATTATGGCCACTCTATTATTATTTGTTAAATACATATTATCTAACAACTGTCTCATAACAGTAGATTTCATTAATTGAATATCTTCTACTAATTCTGAAATTGATCTGCCATAAAATCTATGTGGCATTGGAATAGGTGTTACTGAAACAAAAGGAACTCCATCACAGGGTTCGTTAGATAAAACTTTAAATCCATCATCACCTGCTGATATAACTTTTCTTAATTCTGCTATACCATCTTCATCATAATCATATTTAATATATGATTCATAAATTAAAACTTTTTCTGTTGAACTATCTGTTGCAACATTAGTTTGAAAATTACTAACATTTTGATTTCTTATATCTTGTTCGGTATTAAAAATATCATTTTCAGTTCTAGGTAACTCATCAACTTCTTCTTGAGGAAAACCCATTTGAACTATATCTGATCTTGTCATTAAAACTTTATGAGAAACAAAGTCTGCATCATCAATCGTCTTTGCTGTACGATTAATTAAAAATTCTTCAGGTGGTATAGACTCAATTTTTACTTTACCTGTTTTTGAAATTCTTTTAATTTTACAATTATATAAAACAGGATCAGGAAAATTAACTTGAGAAATATCTAAACCTTGTAACTCTGCTTGATCTTTTGCTAATTCAATTTGTTCTGCTGCTACTGTGTCTTCAATTTCTTCTTCTTCTACAAGTTCAATATCATCTTTAGTATCTAGTAGAGCTTCCTTTTCGGCTAGTGTTAAATTTTTATAAGTTTCATGTTCTGCTTTTTCAGAGTCATCCCAATAAACTTTTAAGAAACCATTTTTTTCAATTAGAGCATCTTTAAAAAAATTATATAATAATTTGAAACCTGGATTGTCTTTGTAGAAAACATGATTTAAATATGCTGTCGCTTGTTCGGCAATACCAACATCTTCACCAGTTACAGGTTCGCAACTTACGACCTTATCACTTGCTGTGAAAACTTTTAATAAACCTGGAAGCATAGACTCAATAGTGTCTGCTACATCTGTAGAGACTACTTGTGATCTTCCGTCAATTTCAGTTCCTAATCTATCTCCTAAATAATACTCTAAGGATTTTCTTCTTGATTCAGATAACTCTCCACCTAAAAATCCTACAGCGTTCTGTATTTGATTAGAAAGAATTGCTCTTAAAATTGGATTTGAAAATTCAATGTTTTTTTTCTTTGCCATATTATACTATGTAATTCGTATTAATCTTTATTGGTTTTTTCCAATCACTTCTTTCTATTGGCTCTACCACAGCTCCGTAACGAATACTATCACAAAAATGCGAAGCCCAATTATGAGTAGGTTTGTTTCTGAAACAGTTATTTTTACTATCCCATCTTTTACTATAGCTTTTTAACGCTTCTACAAGCGTTTTGCAATTACTTTTATGGAAATAGCATTTTGGCAATAATCTTCTTGTTTGCTCAATCCCATCTTCAATACTTAATTTTGGTGCAACCTCAAATTCTATACCTAGTTCTTTTGCAGTTTCCCATCTTGATTTGTTAGTTCCAATCTCTCTAACCCTTATATCATGGGGTGCAATATGTTTATCGTAAGTATAAGGTTTTTCATCTAAGACATTAGCATAATGCTCTAGTCCTTCACTTGAGTTTTCATAGCAATCAATAATCCTTATCTCATCTTTTCTCCTTTGAGCAAAGGTAATTACAGTTGAGTCATTCATTCCTAAATCCCACCATGTTTCCACAGGCAAATCTAGGTCAATTTCAAAATTTTTTATTCTTTCTTTCTTTTCTAATTCTTCCATAACGCCACCATAATAAGATCCAGTAACACCAGCTTGAAATGAGCATTCAAATTCTTGAGCATAAGAATCAGGCGACATAGTATGTTTGGCAGCTTCTAATTCTTCCTTTGCTATGATCCCTGTTTCACTAGCTTTAAACACAGCAGTAAACCAATCTTTATTAGCTTTGGATTTTTCATGTAAATCAAAGAACCAATTTCTTCCCATTGGCGTACCTATAAAAATAGCGAATCCTTTTCTATCTGACAGACAGGGTCTTAAAATAGTATCAAATAAATCAGGCGAAATATTTTGCGTTTCATCTACAATAATTCCATCAAAGTATTGTCCTCTAATTGCCGAACTATTCTCTGCTCCGATAATTTGTATTCTTGAATTGTTGACGGAAAAATCTACTCTTAATTCTGACTCATTAAATTTAACGCCAGGAATAGCAGCAGAAAATTGTTTCATGTAATCCCATGCTGTACTTTTACCTTGAAGCCTGTAAGGCGAAATAAAGGCATATCTTGG